CGTTGCGTATGATGTCGTTTTTGTATGGTTGGCCGTCCTTGCCGGGTTTGAGTTCTTGTTTGCTCAACCAGTCCAAGTAGTCCAAACCCTTCTCACCAAAGGCGGCGATCTGACGAAGGGTAGAGCCTTTATACTTACCAAACTTCAATTCCATATCCCTCGGCTCTGTGCCGTTGGTTTTATTAGGAGAATTGAGCTTGGCCGTGATATCTGCTAGGTCTGCTTTGCTTATCTTGGCTGGTTCGGCCTTTGGGGCTTCCTCAAACTTCTCCGTGTTTATATCTTGGAATCCACCATAAGGAACTTCCTCGGCTGGTGTGGTGGATAGGCTCTTGTCGATTAGGACTACGATATGGGCAAAGGCAGAGCGACAAGCCCGACTGATTGCACGAGTCTGGCACATCGCCCTCTTGGCGTAGGTCGGACGCTTCTCCCACATCGGCTCGTCATCACCCAAGAACCCCTCGGCTTGGGAGATCACTTGGCCGTTGTCCATTCGTTTCACCTCACCGATGCAACGATAGCCATCTTCGAGACGCTCGACATCTCTTGCAGAGGCCACGCATCCGTGAGCTACTGCGATGGCCTGCCAGCCCTCAACTCGAACATAATCTTTCTGGCCGATGCGTTGGCAAGTTTCCTTTACGATGGCACGACAAGCCCCCGCCACATCAGTCGCTTGTCGGATATGGTTGGAGACTCCGTTGCCATTGTGTACTGCTAGTTGGTCATTCATTTGTTGGTTCTTTCTTGGTTTATTGTTTGTGTTGTCCGTCATCGAATACGCCAAAGCCTTCGGCGTTTTCTTTCTGTGTCTTGGGTAAGTTCAAAAATCTAAAGTCATTCCGGCTGTCGAACTCTGTATCGGGGAACGCTCCAAATACTCTCACTACCCATTCATCCGTAGTTTCATTTGGTAATTTTTTCTTGGCTGGTTCTTGGTGCCAGAATGTGGGCATTTCTTCACTCATTTTTTCGTCCTTTCGTTTATGGTTTTGATTATGGGGGAAAGCCACTTGGTGCTGATATCGTGGGAGGGTATGCGGAAAACTAGGATGCCCATCGATGCCGCTAGATTGTATTTCTCCATGTCGTTGAGGAATCCGGAGGGTCTTGTATGTCTGCCCCTCGTCCACACCCCGCCCTCTAACTCGATGGCTACGCCGTTGATGTGGTAGTAATCAAACCTAAACCTTCTGCCATCGGAGAACTTATGCTCCTTCTCCAACTCCCCACCTCCAAGACTCCTCCATAGAAGCTCGAACTTGGCTGATGGGGTTAGCTTCATTTAGTTACGCCCCACCCAGTTCTTGCTAGGTAGGACTAGCTCTGGTTCTTTGGGCTGGTTGCCTTCGGCTACGATCTTGTCCATCTTGTCGAGTTCAGCGGCAACATAAAGATAGAACTGCCTGCGTTCATAATTCTGCTGGTCGATGTGCTTTGCAAATATCCTCAGCCCTTGCAGGATGAAGAGCCCGATAAAGATTATAAGCCCGAAGATCACCAGCGAATCCTCTGTTTCTGCCACGAGGGCGAGCAGTAGTTGGGGTTGGTAATATAAGGATATTTGCCATCATCCAGAGCCTTCATCACAAAGCCCTCCCAGATTACCTCGCCCGCCTTGTTGTTTTGAAAGTTCATCTCCTCCCAGATTGCGTTGATCTTGTGGTGGGCAAGGCGAACAAATCGGAGGAGTTTATTGTTTGGGATATCAAAGGTGACGGCTTCCAAGTGTTCGATCTCCTTCATCCGTTCGGCGTAGGGCTTGGGGTTGGCCGGGTCGAATGCGTCCATCACCACGATAGTTCCTTTGCCGGTCTTGGTGCGTTGTCCCATAATCTCGCAATCGACAAAGCGTGATTTGATTCCTGCACCAAGAATCCTCTCGGCCATTAGGTTGTGGTTTGAGGCAAACTTGCCGTGGCGGTTGTAGCCTTGCTTGGTTTCTTGGTCGAACAACCCCCGCCAGCCATTTGCCTTGCCTTCGATGGCTGTATCTTTCTTGAACTCAATGTGCCAAGCCGGAACTGCGGAGGCTTGCGGTCTTGCGGGGAGTGGGAAGGATGTCATTGGTTTGTTCTAGGATTTCGCTTTGAAGTTGTAAAGGTTTAATTGAGGAGATGTTCAACTATATAGAGGGTTGAGCCAGCACCTACGATTAGTCCGATGATGTATGCGATTAGGATTTTAGTCATTTAGTTTTTCCTTTCTTGGTTAGGAGACAATTCCCATCTTGCGGCTAAACTCAATCTCTTCACGATCAGCTTTGGCGTTCCAATAGGCATTAAGAGCCTTCTCGCCTTCGACATCACGATAGGTGTGAATCCAAGCTCCACCGCCCTCGTAACCCGAATAAACAAACCATTCGGAATATAAATAGATTCCGCTTTTCCCAGACCAATCTATCGGGTCGCCTTTGGGGGATTTCTTGAATTTCCTTTTCATTGGGTAGTTGTCTGTTTTTGTTTTCATACCCACACTCTATCACACTCCCCCAAGTTGTAAAGGGTTTATTTATCTTATTTTAACGATTGTTCGTAAGTCCCTATAAACACGCTACTTGTGTGGGTGCTTTGTGGGGAGAATCTTGTAGATTTTTAAGTTGCGAACTACACGATGGTCTTTTCTGGGTATAATAAAGGGGTGTCTTTTCATATCCACTTTCTTTTCGAGGAGCATTTGGCTGAGCATCCTTGAGGTCGTGTTCATTGATTTCTGCCACAACTTACTCACTTCTTCCCTCGTGTGATATCCCGCTGGCGGGGGTGGTGCAAACTTGTCTTTGATGTGTTCTTGTAAAAGTTTCTGCCAAGGATTTTGTGCTTTCATAATTAAAATGCCTTTATGTCAGTCGGTAAATAAAACTTATTCCCCCTCTGCCTTGCTTGGAATACCTCGTGTGTCTTGTCTGGGTAGATTGCTCCGAACGCCCAGCCGTGTTGCCAGCGGAGGCGACGGAGTTGGCCTCGATTATATTCTGGCCGCAGTCGGCAAAGAGCGCCTATATTCCAGCCAGATCGATTGTCTATGGAGACGCTACGAAAATAGTCGATGGCGTGGGTGTGGCCGAAAATAACATCGCCGTAAGCATCGGCGTGTTGTTTGGCCGAGTGCATAGCGTGTCCGTAGCCGTGAACGAAGGAGAGGTTGCCACACTTGTATATCCCCCCGACTGAATCATAAGGGAACATCCTTGCTTTCGTCTCCTTCATTATCGCTTCGATGTTTTCGATGCCATCGTTGGCGTAGTCACGAGCCAGACCGCTTCGGCTGTTCCTAGCCATATCGAAAATCCGTTCATCGTGGTTGCCCCTTAAAAAGATTCTCTCATCCCCAAACTTAAAGAACTCCCGAATGAACTCCTCCCCGCAGTCCCAATCCTTTTGCAGACTCGATGCTTGCTCCTCATCGCCTGCCCCTTTTCTAATCGCACGGAAGTCCCAGAGGTCGCCGATGCAAACCACAAGATCGGGTTTGTATTCTTTCGTGAAAGCGAGCAGAGCCTTCACCGACGGAGCGTCTTGTTCGTCGCCGTGGATATCACCACAAGCGACAAACTTTATTGGCTTCATAATTGAGGTTTAGATTGACCAGTCAGAGTTGTGTAAATAAGATTGCAACACTCTCTTGCACGAGGGTTTGTCAATGTTTCATCCGTGCATCCGTCCCTAGCTAATTCCATCACAATGTGCATTTGCTGGCGAAGGGTGAGGAGATATACCATTTGATCTGTCGCCTCGGCTATGGCTTCTTCAACCAAGCGAGCGGTGGGCATCTCCCATAATTTAGTTCCACAATTTTCTACGACTCCCTTTTTATATTTCCTCTCCATCGATTCGACCGCCGCCATTTGCAGGGTGGTGAGATGGAGATCGTGCTTCTTTGTAAAAACTTTCTCTTCTGTTTTCTCCACGCCTTGAGCTGATGTCATCCTTTATCTGCTAGACCACGGACGCTTGTTGACTAGGGAAATCTTTTGCTTGTTCACTTGTTCTTTTTGTGGGGAAACTAATTCCCTCCATCCAGAAATGTTTGCATCTTCTAGGTGGGGCTGTTCCCAATCTAAACCTCGAAGGCCGTGCTTCTCTGCAATCTTGCGGGTGATTGAATAACCTTGGTCATCGTCCCAAGAGGCCACTAGATCACCGCTGGGAGTACGAGCAAGGGGAACATAGTCAATGGCGTGAGAACCCTTACCTTGGTCAATGTGGAGCGATTGCGGTGGTATTCCACGAGCGTTTGTGACTTTAGTCCCTGCCTTCGTGCGTCCACGGCTGTATAGCTCCTCCTGCTCTTGGGGGGTACGCACCGAGCAGTAGATCAAAACTGGAATCTTTTTGCTCATCAGTTCCGAGTACCAAGCTCCTACCCGCTTGCCGAAACTAGGCTCACACTTTTCGATGTGGCCTCTTGACCTTTCCACGGCCTCCCGAATCGTCATTGGTCGAGCCTCTTTCGGAGTCGTTCATTCTCCTCCACGAGTCGAGAAATCGTTTTGAGCGACTGCCCAAAAAGCTCTCGGTATTCGTCTGGGGTTGCTTTGCTTCGGTCGAGTTTGTCCCACCGCATAATGAAGTCCGTAATCGAATCTTGGTTCGGGACTTGGCCAAGGTCGTAAGGGCGGGTTGTTACGCACCCACAAAGCAAACTAGCGGCGATGAATCCAAGAATCCACTTCCGCATCTCGTAGACGGCGGTTGTAAGCAATTTCTTCATCGTCTCTTTCCCTGCGGGTCTTGGCTCGATTTTTAAGCCACCAGAAAACAATCCCAACAACTCCTGCAAGCGAGGCGATGGCGGCCTCAAACATAACCTACTTTTTCGAAAACTTACTGAGGAACGAAACGATCTTGGTTAGCGTGGCCTCTGGCTCGTCGCCGGGAATCAAAGAGGCAACCGCAATCACGGCAGTCAAGAGAGCCGTTGCCGCACCCACCCAAGCCACCCAATCTTGTGTCGTCACGAATTGAATTAGGTTGTTCATACTAGAGGGGGAGTGTCAAGGGGCTAGTCGGGTATATTAAAGGATGCGGGTCTTGCAACAAGATTATAGCTTGCAGAAGAAATAGTAGAATCGTGAAACAATGAGATTGCAAAACTGCCAGATTCAAGGATAAAATTTATTTGCCCAGCTGGGCTACCGAGATTTGTAGATATAGATTCTTGAACAAAAAAATCGAGGGCAATATAATGGTTTCCACTATTTTTGAATCCCCTTTTAGGATTTAATGAACACTCAAAAGTCCCTCCTCCTTCTGGCCCTAAAAATGTTCCAAACACCCCAGATTGAGGCTGTGGATTAGGCCCCGAACTAGATTGTGGAGCTCCGCCACGGTAAAATTGACACATAAAAGACCGCATCGTAACCCCCGGTATTGCGTTACCCTGCACTCCATTGAAAGTATCGAAAAAAGTACCAACATTATCGTCCGTGAAAGACCCAGAACCAGTAACATTGAATGCTCTTACTTTCCAGTAAAACTCCATCCAAGTTTCTAGGCTGACGGCTGGAGTTAGTGCGGTCGGCGTTCCGTCTGTTATGCAGACAGAGCCGGGCATCAAGTTTGGCGTGAGCATAGGAGGATTTCTTTAGGGCATCAGCCCCAAGGCTATTCTAAAACTCGCTTGGCAAGACTGACCGTGGCTTGAGCCACAACCTGCTCGTTCGTTCCGTCTGTCTCGAACACTTCCATAAGGATGTCTCTTTGGGTTGCTGTGGATAGGATAGCATTGGCCGAGGCGGTGGTGATGTTGAAGTCTGCCTCAATCTGGTTTGTCTTTAGTGGCGTAGATTCTGGCAAGGCGGGAGAGGAAAACAAAATGGCTGGGTTGTTTGTAAATCCATACCCACGACTCACAACTTGAACTGCGTTGATTGTCCCAGAGCTAATGATTGTGCGTAGCACCGCACCTTGTCCAGTTGCGTCTAATATAGAAAATGTTGCAGTTGTTTGGTCGTAGAATGCCCCAGCACAAGTAATTGTGATTGATGATAATATGTTCCCGCTTGGAGTTGGGACGCTAACTAGGGGGGCTGTTGTATATCCGAATCCGCTATTTTGAATTTGAAAGATGGCGTTTTTCTCATTTTCAACTACTAGATTTATAACGCCAGTCTGTCCTCCCGCTGGTGCATTAGATACTTGGCATTGATAAGTTCCGGGCGAATAACCACGACCAAAAGTCGAAACAGAAACAAAATTGATCTTCCCTTGGGGTTGGTCGGGGGCGGGTGCAGTAACAATCGGGGCAGATGTATATCCAAAACCACCACAAACTATTGTTATATCATACCGACTAGAATCTGACCGAACAAGAATTGCGTTTGCCGTCCCTTGTGTTGTAGGACTTTGTCCTATGCTTATGGGATACTGCCTTCCAATAACATAGCCTTCGGGTTGATTTGATAATTGAAGGGAGTTAATAAAACCATTTTGACTTATTCTGTCTGGGGTTTTTCCAACAGCGGTCGGGGGGGATTCATAGCCAAACCCAGAATTAACAATATTGATGGCCACTTCTCCAGATTGGTTAATTACAAAGTTAGCATTTGCCGAACCGCCAGAAACAGGGCTTTCAGATAAAATGATTTGGTGTGATGTGTCTGTTGAATAGCCTTGCGGTCTAGTGGCAATAGTTAGCTGAACTAATTGACCAGACAAAAAGTTGGGTGCTGGTGCGGTTGCTATTGGTGCGGTTACATATCCAAATCCAGTATTTAATATGACCGGGGTTAAGTTGCCACCCGAAACAATTAAAGAAACTTGTGCGGTTGTGCCCAATCCGGGGGCTGTTGTAATAGAAATAGCATAAGCTCCGTCTATATAGTTTGTGGGCTGGTTATTTATTGAGGCACTTACCACTCCGCCACTTACCACAGCCGAAGAAATGGTAACTACGGATTGCTTAAAGTAACCAAATCCGCCATCAGAAAGAAAGTGCTTTACCCCTCGTTGTCCGGGGGCTGTGCTTACTGATGCGGGGCGAGCAAACAAATTGTTTGCGAATCCTCCAAGATCAAATGATGTTACTGCGGTAATTGACCTCTCCGTGGGTGACTCAATGAGGTCGGATTGAGTTAATAGTGAAGAAATTTCCACCAAGCGGAAGCCACCCTTGGTCATCGCATCGGTATATCCAGCCCCATAATCAAGAAATTCTATCTTTGTCTCTAGTACGCCCCCGCCGGGCTGAGAGTCCCAAAAACTCTCGTAGTTTGGGTATGTATCAACACCAGCCCCATTTTGTAAGAAAGAATAATCTCTTGATGCGGGGGGGATAGATATTCTGCATACAGCAAAGCGTGTTGGCTTTTCTTGTGTCTCTGGAACTAAAACAGCGTTGAACTGCCTATTCGAGAAGCGGTCGTGCTGTGGGTTAAAAAGTTTTACAATGTTCTGGGGCTCTGTGTTTGGTAAATACTCATCGGCGGGATAGCGTCCCCTTAAATTTTCCGCATAAGATCGGTCTTCAAGAGTTGAAAGCGTAAAGATTGCGTGTCGTTGTACCGTAGGTTCGTATCCCGGATCTCTTGACCTTTGCGGTTGCCCAAGTGGAGGCGGAAGAAATCTTGTAAGCCCGGCTGGTGCTAGCATTTGCTGATTTCGATAGCGGCCTAAGACCTTGAGGCCGAAAATATTTCCGCCGGCATCTGCGGCAAACAAAGAATTTCCAATCAAATATTCCGGGAATATGCCCCCCGAAGAAATGAGCACGCCATCCGATGTTGGCGGAAGTAGTGCTATTCTCGAAATAGTTGATATGCAAAACTGGGGTTGAGCTGTTTTGGAGATAAGTGAACCAATTTGAATTGTTTCTTTTACTGGCTTATATTCTATCGTGCTATTGTAGACTAAGGCATCATTGTGTATTACGCTTGGGGCTGTCGTGTAGCCATAGCCTTGAGAAAGTAATTGAAGCCTCCAAGTATTCCCGCTTTGCCAAGAAATAGTGGCCGATGGAACTGAAACATTGCTTGGTGTTCCTCGGTTGTCTGGGCTAGAAAAAAGCAGATTAACATTTGCCGTTGTAATTCCCCTAGCCCACGAAAAAGTTGAGCCGCCCACAACATTACTTATTTTGTTGGTCGGCTCTACCGCTATAACTCTTTTCGCTGGCATAAATAGTGTTACGGCTGGCGTTGCCGCATAGCCAGAGCCAGCATTGTTGATTGTTATGCTTTGTATTTTGTCTTGCGAGGCCACAACAGTTGCAATCGCAACGACCGCTGGGGCGGTGGCTAGGGTTACTTGGGGAGCAGTTGCGTAATCACTTCCCCCATCTGTAATTGTGATTTGATTTATTGAGCCATTAAGAGAAGAAGCCGTTGCGGCGGCAATAGTTCCGGTGGTTGCGCCAAAAACTAAATTAAACGGCCCAGCCCCATATCCCGACCCGCCAGTTACGATTGAGACAGACACAACAACTCCACCAGAGATTGTTGCCGTAAAGGTTGCGGCTGTTGGGTTGGGGGCGACAAAAGACAGCCCATAGCTTCCGTCTTGGTATCCTTCTCCACGGCTTATGATTCCTATGGTTGCAACAGACCCGCCAGAGATAACCGCCGCAAATGTTGCCGTTGCTACACTATTAAGAGTGGCCGTGAATGACAAGACTTTTCCTCTCATCGGTGGCTTGATGAGGTTGGTGATTCCCGATAAGTCTGCGGGCTGTGCAATCGTGGCCCCCGGCAATGTTAACGAGCCAATTCCAAGCGACACTTGTGCCGTTACGGAGGCCGTGAAATTTACCGAAGCGTTAAACCCTGCCGTTACAATCGGGAATGTGGTTACGCTTGCCACAAGCGTTGCGGTGACAGGACTATATGTGACGATTCTAGCATTGCCTATTGCTTGAGAAGATGATTGTGTTACGACTGAACCAATCGCCGTGACTAAATTTGCTTGTGCCGTTGTTGTCGGAGTGCCATCTGCAAGTTTGAGGGCTTGTGTGCCTAGCCGCATTTTATAGGCAGAGTTCTTGCTTGGGAAAACAGCCGTTACTGTATTGGCCCGAACCTTTAGCGTGGTCAGTCGAATTGTCTTTTGCTCATCAGAAAATATTGTTGGCTTGCTAGTCGGGATTGCACTCTCACCATCCAAAAACCTCCCACTCGATACATCTAGAAATAGCTCTTGAGCGTTCACTTTAGACTATGCCCTTGTCAATCTGCCTTACCAAGAACGATTAGTTGGGCAGGAGTTCCGTTGGAACAGACTGTGATCGTGACGGCTGTAAAGCCCTCTGGTAACCCTCCTCCTGCTCCCGAAATGTTGCCCGTAGCCGACATAATAAAGCTCCCATCAGTCACCTTAATGTCGATGTTTGCCCCCGCTACTGGAGTTCGTTGCCTTACGGCGGCCTCTAGGTCGCGGAGATAGCTTTTAGTAATTAAACCAGTATCGGGTAGGACGGGAACTTTTGTAAATGAACCAGTTCCTCCACCCCTCATATAACTATCTCCGCACTTCCCCTAGCCGCAGACGCTCGAACCCTAAACAGCCCACCGGCATTTTCTACTGATGACCCGACAACATAGACTCTATCAACATCAATCCCCGGCCCAGAAATATTCCTAGAAGGTGAACCCGGCCCTGCTGGGGCACTCTCTGGCTTGTTGCGAATAATTTGTGGGGGCACAAGCAATGCCAACTCCCGAACCCTGTCTTGAACTGCACCAACATCCTCTTGCTGACTATTGGTTGTGATTGTCACCGTGGGCGAAAGCCATTCTAAAGTGTATTGGACGGTTGATTGTTGGAAGTTTGCTGTTTCCGCTCCGATGGTGAGAAGGCCAGATGCAATTTCTCGTTGGTATTGGAACGAGGTCTCAAGAATATAAAGCGAGTTATCGCCAGTCCCGCCCTCCCCAGTTATCTGCACACGATATAGGCCATTGCTAACATCCCCCGCAATATGGCTCATATTCCTGCGGACGACCTTGAAGTTGCCGGGTGGTTGGTCTGGTACTCCGCTTATGTCCTGCCCCAGCGAGAAGTTGGAGTTAAGAGCAGAGAACCCCCCAACAATAGAGAACTGAAATGAAGTGATTCCGTCTCTGCCGTTGTCCGTTAGGATGTCCGGCTCATAGTCAAAAGAGGATATGTTTGATATAATTGTGGTTGCCATTGTGAGTCCTTATTGTGCTATTGCGGCTGGTAGTTTCTTGTTT